TGATAGCCTGTCCACCAACTCCCATGCCTTTGGATCAGAATACTTGACACCGTTCTTAGCCAGGTAGTGTGCTAGTCCAATGTATCCTATTCCTAAACTTCTTCTTTTCTTTGTTGACACTTCCGCCGCTTTCACAGGATAGTCTTGGTAGTCTATAATCTGTTCTAATGCTCTTACTGATAAGTCGCAGATGTTTTCTAGTTCACTTAAATCATTCAGTGCACCAACGTTGACAGCTGAAAGAATACAAAGTGCAATCTCACCTTGCTCGTCGTGTATGTCTTGAATAGGTGTTGTTGGAAGTGTTATCTCTTGACACAAGTTACTCATTGACACTTTGTCTTTGAAACTGCTGTGTGAATTACAGTGGTCCAGGTTCATTATGTAGATCCTACCTGTCTCTGCTCTCTCCTTTAACAAGTCAAAGAATAAATCTTGTGCTGGCACCGACTTCTTTGGAATTGTTTTATCTGCTTCATACTTTAGATACAAATCATCAAATTCTTCTGTACCAAATGCATCATAGAGGCCTGGAGCCATGTGAGGAGAGATAAGGGTTATATCTTCTTCGTTCATGAATCTCTCGTAGAACAGTTTACTGATCTGTATGGAGTAGTCCATTCGTCTTACCCTGTTGTCTTCTGTGCCTTTGTTGTTTTTCAGTACAAGTATGTCTTCAATTTCTGGATGCCATATTGGAAAGTGTACAGTTGCGTTTCCGCCACGTACTCCATTTTGTGTGCAACATCTCACAGTTGACTCGAACTTTTTAAGGAACGGAATCACTCCTGTGTGTTGTACTTCACCACCTCTTATCTTGGAGTTGATGCCTCTGATCCTACCAGCGTTGATACCAATGCCGGCACGCCTAGCAACATATAACCCAATGGCCATATCACTAGAGAAAATACTAGGTAGAGTGTCGTCACTGTCAACCAACACACAACTAGCAAACTGACGAATAGGAGTCCTAACGCCAGCCATAACAGGTGTTGGTATGTTGATTTTGTGTAAACTAATTGCGTCGTAATATTTTTTAACATAACTCATCCTTGTTTTAGTTGGGTAGTCCGCGAACAATGTTGCCGCGATCATCATGTACATATCTTGCGGCGTCTCGTAGATCTGTCCTGAACTTCTGTCCTGCACCAGATACTTGTCACATATCTGTCTTAATCCTGCGTAAGTGAATTTTAAATCTCTTTCTCTTTTGATCCACGTGTTGAATTTTTTAATTTCAGTCTTGGTATACTTTTCTAATATTGATTTGTCGTAGACACCGGATCTAATATTTCTTAATATTAATTTCAACAAAGGTGTATATTCGTATTGACCATGTGCTTCCTTCCTAACGTCATAGGAAAGCAGTCTGGCCGCCGCGTACTGATAGTTAGGAGTTTCTAAACTTATAAGATCATTTGCAGATCTTACTAAAACATTTTGAATGTCTTTGGTTGTCATGCCATCATAGAACTGTATGTTGGCATTCATTTCGATCTGTGACGACGACACTCCGGTAAGCCCTTCACAGGCCTCTTCAACGACGAAATGGATTTTATTGATATCAAGGTCTTCCAGCCTGCCATCTCTTTTTTGAACTTTGATCGTACTAGAGTTGGTGTTCGGCATTAAGTTTTTTGTAATTCTTGTTTTTGATTTTGTTTTTGTTGTATCCATATTTATCTAAATCCGTGTGTTTAACTTTTTTTACGTTTTTTCCTTACCCTTCATACGAATAAAATCACAACGTCGTTATGCAATTTTATAATGTACTAATATTATGACAAAAAAAGTTTTTTGTCTATCAGTTTATAGATTATTAGGCTATTATTGTTGTCTGGTAATCTATCGTCGCCGCTGTACCTGTACTGGTAGTTGTAAATTTAAAGGCAACAGTTTCATTACCTGACGTGGAATCTTTATCATCCAGTACGGCTGTCAAGGTGACACCAACGTCAGCACCGCTTTCTGTAAATATGTCATCAAAACCAACAGCGGTTGTTGATGCACTTATTGTGAATTCACCTGTTCTATCAAGAGTCCCTCTAGTAATTTTATACTTGATGAATATTCCTTTACTTGCCAGTGCTGGAAATTCGTTAATCGTGGTGGCCGACGATGTGTTGTCAGGTAAAGTCTGTGATTTAATTAATTTTGTTGTGACACCTATACCTTGTACCTCCGGAGCGGCGTTCAAGTTTGAACTACCATCTGATCTTCTTAGATCTGTTCTTTCAAAAAAGTCCTGTACAGATGAGCATTCATCGTTGTCAAATTGTATGATCGGAACTTCACTAAATGTTCCAACATCTTCAAAGTTGTTAGCAACAGTCTTTGAAAAAAAGTTGGCGTGTGAAACTATATGCCTAGGACCTGCACCGCCTGTGGTTCCTGTGGCAGGTGCTACTAAAATAGCCTGTTGTCCAATATCACTCCAACTTGAACTGGTGAATTGGATGTCTCGTGGTCCATTATCTAGGCCTGTTGTACTTCCGTCCATTTCAGCCCCAATCAATGCTCCATAGTATGCAGTTGAGAAATCACATGCATGGAACCTAATGTTTGTGGAGTTGAAACTGATATCTACCAATCTCGCAAATTTTGTTAATTGGCATTGATTAAACACAACGTTGGTTGTAGTGAAAGTGGCATTTGATCCTGTAACTGTCACTCCTTTTGAATTCGAAGAATCTGAACCTCCAGATGCAAATGAACCTTGGAACTTCACATTGTTGAAAAAAGCGTTGGTGACTCTGTCCAAGCTGACACCACCGTATGCAACAGTGTTTCTTATAGTCATGTCTGATATCTGCACCTGCGTCGGAGCAGTGGCACTTGAGTTGCCGATGTTTGCCCCGGTGTTGCCTTCGTCGTCCTGCATCACTATTACTGCATTGTTTCCTGAATTTTTAATTATAGTTTTATCTGGACCTTCGCCAACTAGGTGAGCGTAAGGTGGAATCTTTAATGCTGTGTTAATTCTGTAAGTGCCGGCTGGAAAGAAAAGCACCCTTCTAGCACGTGTGTCATCTTTGTCTGTGTCAATGTATACTTCGTCTATTGCATTTTGGATAGCAGTGACATCTGCTGTGGAGTCATCTCCTTTGGCACCAAAATCTTTTACAGAAACATACTCGTCTAGTCTATCACCCAACGTCCTTTGCTGTGAAGTTGTAATTGGTGTTGAGTCGCCAAGATATCCTTTATAGGTGTGACTTAACGCAGAAGTAAATGCCGAACTACCTGATGTGATTATCTCTGTATTTCCTACTGCTGGAGCACCATCTGACACAGTGCCGTTTCCAATGAAAAGTCTCTGTTCGTCGATCACCCAACCCAGTTCTCCCGCGGCTAATTGCGGTAGATCTGTACGTTTTCCACGTCTGTGCTGTATTCTAGATATCTGTACTATCGGCATATGTTGTTATTTATTACAGTATAGACTTGTAGTATTGTTCCAACTTGGCGTACCACTGTCCTACCCAGTGATCATAATTGTCTATGTCAAATGTCTGATATTCGTTGTTCTGTGTGCATATAAAGATCCGGCCCGTTGTAATCTTTGTGTCATACATCTTGTTGTGTGCTTCAGCATAAGCAACCAGTTGGAGATAGTAGTCCTCAACCCATTCTTTTTTCTTTAACTTACGGGCCTGCTTGAAATCCATTATGGCAGGAGCACCCTTGTAAACACCAACAAGATCGGTAGTGCCCGCGTATAGTTCAGGATAGTAAAGAGATACCTCCGACCCCCATACTTCACTGACATCCTTCAAGCCGTTGTCTATGATCACATTGGCCATGCCATGAGCCTTCTTCTGAATGAGATTAGATCCAGGCGTCCTGTCTTCGCCCTTCACGTGCTTCTCCAGGCTACGGTGCATCACAGTTCCTATGTTAGCCGACTCGGTTGTTATCTGTTGTGCCTTCTCCACACCAACTCTCTTTCGCCATGCGTGTAGATGTGTCATGTCCTTTGTGGCACTCAATACAGTGGTCACTGATGGTACCTGACGTCCATCTGGGGTTTCGTAATGTCGCTTGTGATTCTTGGTCACCCTGGCCAGTTCGCCGTAGGGGTATTTTTGGTTGTAGACTATGCCTTTGTTGTCAAAAACATTTTTTGGTATTTTCATAGACATATTGTATACTACTTCAGAGATTTTGTCAAAGATTGTGCAAGTTCAGGAAGTAGTTCTCTCCAGGTGTTTGGTACATTCCGGAATAGATCCTGTCTGTCGTTGTATTTTATAAATGCCTCTTGTAATTGCTTGTACTTCTCTGGTGTGTGTTGATCTCTTCTCAGCTCATCTATGATGGCATCGTATTTGTCGTCAAATTTATATTTTGATAGTTTGTCAGCCACCCGTAATCTCCACTCACGTGGTGCCATGTTGGGGTTACAAATTAGAGGATACCAAACAGTTGCCAACCACGTGAACCCGTACCTATCATTCAGCTCTCCTCCGCACCAGTCCAACCACCACTTGATTATGTCATCCAGTTGGTCTATGTTGAGCAGTTGTGTAGCAGGGCTGAGAGTTATGTTACCGTTGTCGCCCATGATGTTCCTGTAGAACTCGAGGCTTTCCAACACCTTGTTCCATTTACTGGGATACCTTATGTATTCTGTCCTTTCACCAACTCCGTCCACACTGGCCCATATGGTCCATCTCTGGAGTTTTGGTAACCAACTGGTCAGTTTTGGATTGGTGTTCGTCAAGTTGGTTACGATTGTCACATCCTTCGTTCCTAGTGTACCTTGCTGATCACAATAATCAAACAATTCATAGAACTCCGGTATCAGCGTTGGTTCACCACCTATCACATTAAGTTTTTTTATATTCTTGCTGATGTGTTCAAACATCTTTTCTTTTGTTGCAGGATTTTTGTACCACTCCTGTTTGATGCCCAACTCATTGGTCCAGTTGTTGACATTGGCCCCTTGTTCCTTAACCCAGTGCAACCATTCGGGATCCTGTTCTCCTATGTCTCTGGTCTCCATGCCGTGCATGTGGCTGTACATTTGGCTACACATCTTGCATTTCAAATTACAGATGTTACCCATCTGTATCTGCATACTGTCAGCACTTTTTTGGTAGGTGCCATCTGGCAGTGTGTCAGTGATATACTTGTTCATGCCCTGTGTTGATCTTAGGCTTTGTACCCCTTGCTCTTCCTGTCTGTAACATTTTTCACAGTCTCTGATCTTCTCCCCAGCGATCATCTTCCTACGTATCTCTTTCATCCTGTTGCTGTTCCAGTAATCGTCTATAGAATGTTTGTTGGCATCGAACAGGTTGTAGTTGTTGTCAGTTGGTAGGTCTTGTATGGTCGAACAACACAATCGCATCTTGCCGTTGGGGTGGATGTAGTTGTGATTAAAGGGTTTGTCGCAGAACACTCTACTCATCACACCTTCCTCACGAATTTAGTTTTAGCATCAAAATGATATTCCGTGAAATTGTTGGTAGGTACACCGAAGTCCTTGAAAAACTGATGAGATGCCTTTATTTTCTCTGTGACATAAAATTTGATACCTAAAATATTTTCGTAGTGTGCAACAATCTCGTAATCGTCTCCAGACTCTGTGCCATTGTTGTCGAAAGGTATGGCTATTATGTTGTGTTCACCTTTTTGGTGCAGGTCTTTGTAGTAATCAACATGTAATTTGGTGTCCGGTGATTGTGATCCCATGGCCAGGAAGATGGTGGACTTGCCGTAGATGTTGTCCTCGTGCACCAACCCCAGTCGTAGGGAATTTAATTGGTAAATCATACTCTTGTAATGCATGAATGTAATTATGGACTATTTTCTTCTGTTCATCGCAGACTTGGCCATCTTCTTCACAACGTCGGTTGAACCTTGGTCATCATAGTCCATGGGTGGATCTTTTTCTGCCTCGTGGTCTGTCTTAATGATTATCTTCTCCTGGTCAAAATCTGCTACCACGTTCTTGAGATCCCCGTCTTGGTCATATATCTTCTTGAACACATCGTAGTTGAATGCCGGATATCCTGTGTTGCTCATGATCTGTTTGACGGCATCCATGCTGATGTCACTGGCCTGATCTTTCTCATCGGCCGTGCCTCTCATGTTTAATAACACATTAATGATTGCTGACTCTAGGTCGCTGTCTGATTTGTTGAATTCGAAAAATCTCACGGGATTACTTCCCCGCTAGTCTACTGTACAATCTGTTTGATGTCTCAAACACCTCTCGGGATTCTCTTTGTTCTCTGCCTTCAGGTTCTGTGCCACCTGCTTCGGCATCAGAGGCTCCAAACTCATCTGCCTCAGCATCGTCTGTGTCTGAGTCCAGTGAGTCTAGATCTGTGTCCATCGCCATCGTGTCATCGGCTCCCATGGGTTCTGAAGCAACTTCCTCTCCGGTCAATATTCTTACACCGTTGTCCAGTTCTTGCCTGGTTGTCGTTAAAGTCGCCTCCGCCTGTTCAATCGCTGGCTGGATTTTTTGCATGAAAGCGTCCGCCTTGTCCGCTCCCATCTCGTCTCTGATTCTGTCTGCGAGTTCTAACATGCCTTCTGTCTTCATAGATGCTAGATCTTCCAAGTAACCTGTGACTTTGTCCATCATGTCCTTGGCCGCTAAAATTAATTCTGATTGCTCTTCTACACCCTCTTTAACACCTTGCATGGTGCCTGTGCCTTTTGGCATTTTACTGATCTCTGTTTTCATTGCCTGTGCCGCCGCTTTCCTATCCGCTGGACTCACTGCCTGACCCTTAGAAAGTTTGTCCTTGATTTCGCCTGTTGCCTTTCCAATAATGGAATTGCCCATGTCGCCACCATACTCAGCAAGTTTTCTTTCTGAAATGGCTTGATTGATGATGTCCAACATCATCTGATTCTTTTGGTATGCATTGTTCTTTAATTCTTGTCCGAAGTGTGTGTTTTGAGTGATCTCATGTATCTTGGTCCTCACATGATTTGCGTAATCCTGCAATTCCACCTCGTCTAACTGTGAGAGATCCATGGTCTGGTTGAATCTCGATTCAAATTCCTTCAATAAAGATTCAGTTGTTATGGGTTTTGTGAGGTCTAAACTCTTCATACTGTGTTTATTTATTATCTAGACGCCGAACGTGTGATTGAAAATGTACTGTATATCAGCCTTGCATTCGTCCGCTAGGCGGTTTGCGACGTCAAGCCTGTCCCAATATATTGCCTCCATGGAGGTGTCCTTGCCCTTCTGTGCCTCGCGGATCATCCTCTTTGCGTTCTGAATGTCGAACAGTTGTGACGCAAATTTCGTGTCCAATGCCATGAGATTAGCTGGTACATCCTTGCCATCCGCCAGGTGATGTCCCACTAATATCGCCGTCTGTTTTAAATTAATGTCTTCGTGCAGTATGGTGGCCTCAAGCATGTCAGCTATCACATAGGCGTATCTGGTGCCCGTGTATTTCTTGGGTACGATGGCGATGTTACCGATCAGGATGCCCTTTGAGAATTGTTTGGGTAAATGTCGGAACGGTCTTCTTGCTTCTTCCTTACGAGCAAGATCGGCCAGTTTATTCTTGAGACCGTAGGCCTCAATTTGTTTTACCAGTTCTGATTTATTTTTTTGTGTCATTACGGATGATCCTGATCTGTCTATTTAAAGCATATTGGACATCTGTCTCAAGTTTCTTCCTAACGAATATGGCCTTGTCAGCAAGGCGTTTAGCCCTGTCCGCGTCCTCTGGCGACAGTTGCTTTGCCCTGAATGATTCTGTTGCGTGTTGCCTTATGAATTGCACGTCCGCATCTGTGGCAAAGACCTTAACCTTTGGTGCTATCTGTATGAACATGTATTGTGCCGGATATGGCTGTTAGCCTGGCATCTTCATCAGGATCACCACCACTGTTGATAGTAGGCCTGCCACCACCGTGCCTGCTGTGGCGATGATTGTTTTAGATGAACTTTTTTGTCCTGCGATCATATCTTCATTCATTTTGCCTAGTCGTAGTTCGATCGCTGAAAGTCTGTCGTGTAGGCCTTTGTATCTTTCAGAACAAAGGTCCACGTGTGCTTCTAGGTTCTGTTTTTCTAAATCGGTTGTACTCATATATCTTTGTAAATCTCTTTTGAGGATTTGTATCTCCGTTAATAGAGCCTGTAAATGAGCCTGTTCCATTGCCTAGGTGTGCCTTTGTGTGTTTACGTGTGTGCCTTAATGTATTATTATTTATCGATAGATCCAGCATATGAAAAGTACGTGTTTATAATGCCACCTGCGAGTGCACCTATGATCTTCTGTCTGTCTGTTCCCTGCATCTCCCTTGTGACGAAAGTGTGTATGGGCATGTGTGCGGTGTTGGCACACTCCGGCACCACAGGTACGAGGTTGAAGTCTTCGACCAGGTATTCTGACGGGTCTTCAATGCCACCGTATAATCCTGACTGCTCTGTGAAGAACTGGAAATGCCAGGTTGTGTGTGCGCCTTCGTAGTATGAGCCAAAATTGTGATTGCCGAGGTTAGGTAGTTCAATTTTTTGAGGTGGATGATCCCATGTGATGTTACCCCTCATCTGTAGCAGTTGCATCATAGTTGAGAAGTTACTGTTTTGGTCTCGTGCCACAGACAGAGTGTGCTTGTCGTTTATCTCGATGCCTGCTGGCGTCTTGAATGGAAACTGTTGTTTGAGATTACCGTTATCAGTGATGTCCACCAGTGTGTGTATTCTGTACTCGTGCATACCGATATTTAAGTCATTAAAAAAGGGCGAACCTAATTAAAGATCCGCCCTCTTTGGTAATATGTTACCCTAAGGTAAACTATTAACTTACTGCCGCCGCAGTTAAGATACCAAGTTTAGTTTCTGTAACTGTTGCAGAACTGATTGTTGCAGTAACGTTACCTGCACCGTTAAGTGCTCTGATGGCCGTTTGTAAAGTACCACCTGAGATTAAAGTACCTAAACTGTCTGTTCTTACCACGTAAGTTTTCTGTTTATCACTTTCAACCAACGGTCCTTCTGCAAGGATGTTGATGAACTGTGAGATAACTGCTCTTGTCGCTTCTAGACCTGCTGTTGAAGATCCAGTTGACAAGTCACCTGTTTCCGCCGTCATCGCGTTAATGAAGTCCACTGTGAACATAGTAGTTTCTACACCTTCTAGTTCTGTGTCAGTAACGTGAGTGAAGTTGTTTTTAGTCGCTGGCATATTAATTTCCTCCTATACTATTATTACGCTCCAACTGAAGTGTCACCCATATCTCTATCAGCCGCTGTTGCAGATGATATAGTTGCTGTAACTTTGTCAGGTGTTAATGCGTTTAATCCTCTGATCGCCGCTTGGATTGCCGCCACTGTTGTTGTTCCACTTATTGTGTCTAACGAGTCTCTTCTAACCATGTAAGTTTGTTCTGTGTCAGAATTTGACAGAACGCCTTTACCTAAGATGTTGACACCTTGGTTTTGGATTGCTTCCATCGACAATTGAAGAGCGGCTGTGTTAGCCGATGCTCTAGGTGATGTAACCTCACCTGAAACGTCAGAGATGTAGTCAACTGTGATGAAGTCTACCTCAACGCCGTCTGCCTCGTGTGCTGTGTTTGGTGAAACAAAATTTCCAGGTCCACCTGCTGGTAATGTGTTATCGTAAGCCATTGTATTTCTCCTTCTACGTTATTAAGCGTATTTGAAAGTTGTCTTGATTGTACAAGCAACTGTACCCGATCCAAAGTTGATTGAATCTACAGTACCTAGGTTGATGATGTCTTCAACTAGAACTTGAGCTAGTGTACCAGTCACAGTTCCGTCTAATGATGTGAAGTTATTCAATGTTGCAGTAAAATCACCTTCTAATAGATAGTCTTGTTTAGTACCAGTATCGTAGACCGCACCTGCGGCTAAGATAGTAGCTCTTGAGAGAATTGTGTTAATCACGGCTTCCATGGCTTCTCTTGAACCATCTGCATCCACGTCCCAGTCAACTGAGATCATAGTGATTTCTTTTCCTATGAATCTGTTACCTTCACCGATTAATGGAGCCACCGTTCTGTTTGGTGCTATTGGCATTTTTTATCCTCCTTTTTTCTCTGATTTAAAATGCTGTACCGTCGCTCAGACAGTACGTTGAAAGTATTTATAGGGAAATTTGGTAAATTATGCTGTAATATTACGATTTCAGCCAGACTTCGTCACTTTTGGTGCGTTTACGGAATATGTAGCCTAGTTCTTTCAATATAGACTCACATTTACGCACGATGTCTAACCTCTTGTCTCTTTTCATTTCTATGTTAATAACAGGATTATTATCGGTCAGTGTTTTCATGGCACCATTCAACAGCGGCACTTCAAAACCGTCAACATCTATTTTCACGAAGTCTATGCTGCCTAAATTGAAACTGTCAAGTGTCCTACATTCTATATCTCCATCAACATCTCTGAGAATAGTTGAATTGAAGTCTTGTTCCGCATAGTGCTCTCTGTCTGAAAGACCATAGGGAAATAGAGTCACGTTGGTGCTGTGTATATTTCTTTCAAAACACTCTCTGAAATTGGGATTTGGTTCAAAGCAGACCACTTTTTCGAACTGCTTTGCAAGTGGCCTTGTCCACTGTCCTATGTTGCTACCTATGTCGAGACAGGTACGCCAACTTCCAACATATTGAAGTGCGGCATTTCTTTGAAGTTCTTGTCCGTTGCCGGCATCTTCTAGGTATGTGGGTTTGGTGTGTTGACCATATAGGACCCAGAAACTGTTTTCGTTTGTCATTACAACTGCTTGAATTTCCTTAATATGTCAGTGTTGGGCAGTTTGGATTGTAATTGCTGTTGCAGTCTGTGTAAGGTCTGCATCTTCATTTTTGAATTTAATTTTTTATAATTGGCCACCGCTCTTCTTATGTTCCTCAGGTTGCCATCATTGATGTTGAGTGCTCTTTCTAGTTGAGTGAGGTTCCTGTAATGGTCTTCCCAACTTCGCATATATCTTCTCAACGCCATTACAGGGACTGGCTGTCTCTGTCTCATGGCCTGTGCCTGATTTTTATTCTTCAATTTCTTGGTGATGTCAGGATCGCCCGACACGATGGCCAACATGTTGGCCAGATCATTGTTGATCATCCGCACCTGGTCGAATGTCCCCTTTGACATGGTATGGTCTGCGTATGCTTTAACGAATCCTGCTGTGTCTTTGTTCTGACTCATCAACGACAGTGCAAGGAAACTGAGATATATCCTCTCTGTGATCTCTGGGAAAGTGAATCTCTGCAAGTCACTATGCCTTCTTATGACCTTTCCTTCAGATACATACTTTAAAAATGGGGTTATCATACACATATTTATAGACACAATGCAACGTAATTTTATATTGACAGACGTAATGAAAACTGGTTATCACACTGACCTAGAAGATTTTATCAATATGAACACTTTTGAAGATCAATCATTTGATATGACCGGAGAGTACTACACTTTGCACAATTATGATTTGGATAGTTATGAAAGGCGGTTTGCCATAATTGATTGTAGGATAGACAACGCCAGGATCCACGGAAACAAA